TCTGTAAGTGGTACAGAAATAGATGATTTTAGAAATTTATATGACCTTAGGTACTCCCTAGTTTCACCAACAGCATTGTACATAATATATACATCACCTACATGGGCACTTCTAAGTACATCTTTAAGACTATCAAAAGCTATTTGTGCATTATCTTCATTACGAGTAGCCATATCTATTAATTCTTGGGCTGTTTCTCCTCCTACAGGAGTTTCTGGGACTATTATTGTAGTCCACGCACCACTAACGAATTTCCAATATTTATCTGTACCTGCATCAGTAAAATCTGCTCTGGTATACACAGTATTCTCAAAAACAGGTATTGAGGAAGCGGCTGGGGTTTGTAAAGAATAATCTACGTAAGGTCTACTATTATTTACAGGATTACCAATACCTGTCATATTTGACCATTGTACGTAGGGTAACGCATCTAGAATTGTTATATCATTTGCTGTATTTGTGTTAGGTTCTTCTATACCAGCCATTACATCATAGGTATTAGATAAAACGTCTATAGACCCGTCAGTTTGTTTTTCTAGTATATCTACCCTACCAAGCATTCCTAAGCCATTAGGATTTTCAGTTACGCTATTTATACCAATATAGGTTTGTAGACCTGTTATAGCATTAGCATAACCGGATAAATCAGTTTCTTGATCAGTAAATGCAGTTTGTAAAGCAGTTATATCACTAGCCATAGCTGCATCAGCAGCGGCGTAGGCCAGTTGTACATTTGTTATGTTTGTATTTATTGCATCACCATAATCAACTTCTACTTGGTCTACTCTAGTAGATATGGCTGAATCATTACTAGCTACGGTGGTATTTAAGCTTATTATAGAAGCACTGTTGGAACCTACGGTAGAGTTTAATGTAGATAGGTGTGAAGCTATGTTTGCTCCAAGAAAAGTATCAAAATTTATTTGTTCTACGTAAGTATTGCTTGCAACGTCTATAGCATCTATAGCATTTTGTATATTTAGTAATGTTGTATCGTAATTACCAAATTCTGTACTTGTTGCAGTAGCTACTGTTGAATCTACAAGTGTAGTAAGCCAAGAGGGTGCTGATTCAGAATTAATACCTACATAAAAAGCATCACCAACAATAGAGTACTCTTTTCTTATTGCGGTAATTTCTCTAGGTAGTTCAGTCTCTACACAGTNGGNATTTGATGCTTCTACATCAATAGCTGCTTTAGGTGTAACATCTGTGGTATCTAGTGTAACTTCAGTAGTTGGAGTAGTGTCAGTCGACATAAGCCTCAGCAACCTTAGCTATAAAATCCCCATTGTTTACAGTGCTGCAGTTTAATACTAGTTTATAAGAGGGTAACAAATAATGCCTGTTTAATCCCGAACTTAGGTCACCAACAAGAGATCCTTTATTTACAACAAGGGCTGAAGTGTCTGCAGAAGGTATAACTAGTTGTACTTGGCCATCAACCAACGCTCCAGCAACTGTGAGCGCTTTATTACTAACTTGTGGGTAAGTAACTCCATCAGATAAAGCTATAAGATCAGCATTAAAAGTATCTGTTACGTCTATAAGCATAGGCAATGTTGAGTTATCTTGCTTAATAGTGAATATANATGTGTTATCTACGCCTTTCGATATAACAAACTTGGAGACATCGCAGCTCATCAGGTATCCTTAATTATAGGTAAAAGGCCTATAAAGACCTTAATTTGCTGACATATCCTCATAACTAATAGTATACCTAGGTCGTAGCTTAACTGTTGATAGGCCAGTTCTAGAGTCTTTTACATGTAATGGGATATGGACAGATTTTAATACGTTAATATGGCCTTGCATTACTTCTATTTTTTCATTAAGAGGTAATAGTTTTGTACCAAGGTCAAAAAATTCGTTAGAGCAGTTTACCGTACATGTAGTTGTATGGTTATTAGTACGTTGATCGTTGTCAACTACTGTTATTACTCTAGTTTTACGAGCAGCTTGTTCACGAGCAAAAGCGTTTCTTTTGTGCTAGTTCTGCACGAGTATACTCTTTAGTTTCTTTCTTTTTAGCTTCTTTAGCTTCTTCTTTCTTTACTACAGCAGCTAAAGCTGGTCCTGATGTTTCTTGGGACTCATAGAAGGTATTAATCTTTTCCTGGAGTTTTACTGCTCCAATACGCTTATTGAAGGTAACACCTAGAGAAGTAGCTTCTTCTTTAAGTTCGTCTAATGTTGGCATAATTCTAATTCCTTAATAGGTTGTTTAGATAAGTTAATATTGCGCTAATTATACAAAACTACAAATTTAATGTAAATAAAACTGTAAATGTATTAATACAAACCCCTCAAAAGAGGGGTTTGCCTTAGTTACCTAAGTAGTTACTACGCAGTTGCAGAAACTAACATCTTAAGTAGTTTTTCTTCTTGAAGGACAATGCCTGCATAAAAGAAGTTGTATGAGAAGAAACCAGTAGTTCCGTAAGGGTTTGAATTCTCAACACTTGCTGGAGACTTAGAGTTGAACTTAATCTTACCTTGACCCTTAAGACCTACAGTTGCAAATGAACCTTCAGTTGGGAATAAGATGGGGAAAGCGTCAAATCTAGTTGCACCTTCAGCACCGGCTGCAGTAGCAGATAAGCCAAAAGTATCAGCAACAAATGTGGCTGCAACGTTACTACCACCAGCAATAGCAGCTGCTTGAGTTTCGTAACGAGGATCTGCATCAGTAAGAGCGTCATCGTTTCTCCAACTAGCTGCGTAAGCACCTTGGCCGTCATAAACTACTGCAGCTTCTGACTCTAAGAAACGAACTTCGTGCATAGCACCAACTTCACCTTCAGCCATTGTAGCTGCTGAAGCATATTTGTGAGCTGGAAGATATACAAACTCTTCAGTAGAACCAGTACCACGAGTGATAGTTTCCAAATCGCCTTTAACACTTGCGCCAATAATAGCGTAATACGCTTTAGCAATAGGAGNTGTACCAATCTTAGTAGAACCAGTTACTATCATGCTGTTCTTTTTAGCTACGATTGCGGTACTAGTTTACGTACACCCTTACGAATTAAGTCGTAAGTTACTTGTGAATTTTCATCAACTTCAGCGATAGCTGTAGCAGAACCACCATACATTACTGTAGCAGTACTTAACATATCACGCTGTAGTAAGTCTTCCATACGTGAGTTAGCTAGTTCGCCTAGTTCTTCACGATATCGTACTTGCATAGCATCTTCAGAGAAAAGCTCTACTTCATCAGTATAATCAAGCATTTCACCGTATCTAGCTAGTGTAGTTTCCATTGTTACTTTTTGCAATGTACGCTTGTTTACATCTGCAGCGCCTTCAGCTAAACCAGCTGCTGTATCAAGATTAGTAGAAATGTCGTCAATTGAACGAGCAGTTAAAAAGCCTTTTGATGCAAAATCACCGTCATTTAAAGCACGATCATACATGTGTAAGAACTTAGAAATCTTGAAAGTTCTACCCATTTTCTTAGGCATTGATTTACGATCAGCGAACTGTCCGTATAGATTTACACGATTAGCGGCCTTGACACCTGCCCGGTCGTAAAAGTGTACAATGGTATTTGCTCCTTGAGTGGAGTCAGTACCGACGTTATATTGGTTACTAGCCATTTTAATATTCCTCTAATTGTTTAACTAAAGGGAATAATATTCCCCGTAAATGATTTAAATTGAGTCTTGTAAGTTCTTATACCACTCATCAAATCCTTCATCAGAATCATCTAAGTAGTCAGTAACATCACGATTAGCGGCTACACTTTTAGTTGGTGCGGCTGCTTTACGCTTAGCTGAAGCTTTCTTAGTAGCTTGTCGCTTACTTGACTGTGCTTTTGCATCTGCTACCCGCGTTTGTTCTTGCTGGATAACTTCTTGCTGTTGCTGTCTAGTAGCTAGTCGCTGGTTATAGGCTTCTTGCTCAGCGGTTTTAGCAAAGTGTTGTTGAGCTGCAGCTTTATAGTAATCTAGGTCTGGTTTCCTTCCACCATCGTAAACTTTTAGCTTTTCGGCTATAGGTTGTAAAGTGTTATACATACCACTTTTTACGTCAGTGTGCAGTAATCTAATCATCTCAGGATTTTCAGTTATAGTGTCCCAAGATCTTTGATCCCATTCCTTAGATAGAATACTATGAGTAGTTGCATACTCAGCATCTCGACTTATATCATCGACAATGTCGGTAATAGCCAAGGCACTTTCGTCTCTACCATAATCCTTAGCAATGTAGTTACTATCTGCTTCAGTATCTAATTCGAGGGTATCAGTACCTGTTCTCTTTAGAACTTCTGTAATAGCTTCTTTATCGCCCTTCAACACGTCAATCATAAGACCAACGTCATCGTGTGAGAGTTCGGCTCCTTCTAAAGCATCAATAGTCTTACGCCAAGGTTTTATAGTTTGTAGCTTCTTGGTGTAATCCATTGCTTGCCCAAATATCTTCGGGAACTGTTCTGCAATTTCCTCACTCGTAAACTCATAATCTTTTCCGTTCGCACGGAATGAATATGAACGTGCTGGTTGCTCTTCCTCTTCCTCTTCTTCTGTATATTCAGAGCTTTCTTCTTCTAAATCAGTATCCTCTTCAGGATCTTTTTCATCAGAAGCGTCTTCTTCATCTACATCATCAGTTTCAGATTCGTCGCTAGAATCATGGTTGGAGTCCTCAGTATCATCTTCGGGTTGCTCTATACCATCTTCTTCTTGCTCTTCTTCCGTATCTTCCAATGATACATCTTCTTCAGTGTCTTCCATTAACACTTCTTCGTCAGTGTCTTCCGTAGAAATTTCTGACTCTTCAAATTCTTGTGTATCAGATCCGTGATCTGTTTCTATATCAGTATCTGGTGAATTCTGCTGAGCTTGTGCTTCTTTAAAAGCTGCTTCTGCCTCTTCATCAGACATATCCCATAATTGGTCTTCGCTAGTTATAGTCACGGCAGTACTCCTTATTCTTCGTCTTCAGGAGCTACTGTACCAAGATTTTCAATTCTAATAAAAAAATCTTCTAAACTAGATATAGCAATAAGGTCTTCCATTACTGCTGTTCTACGCCCACCCTCTACTATTGAGTCTTGAGCTAGTAAACTAACACCATTTATGGCTTTATCTTTAAAATAACCATCCAGTATAACTGTTTGGAAATCTTTATTTTCTTTTAAGTTCTGTAGGGCAATGTTCATGCTTACCCAGTATTCGTTTTCTACTTCAAGAAGTTGTTGCTCACTAAGGTTATTCATTATTTGAATCCTTTTTAAGTTTAACAAATAGGTAACGTACAAAATGTATTAGTTACCTGTAATAAGTATTATATATTGCTTTTGGTTATATTTACAACTTTTTGGTCATATTTATACTAGTTTGGTGTTATTAATTATTTTTTAGCTATATTTACAACGGGTTGGCTATATTTACCATATTGTATTACTTTTTCCCCTTCTTGCCAAAAAGGATCTAATTTTTGTTTCATTCTACCAATAGCGTGATTTTGGGCTATTTTATAAGCATCATTAGGAAGGACTTTACGCAGTTTTTCAGGCGCAGTATTCATCATTATATCTATGTACTCTGATTTTTGTCCCGGAACTAGTAACGGCATTTCAACATCAACTCCATCTATTCCCATAGTTGTACTTAGCTCTGTGCTCACACGTCCATCTGGTCTGTATAACTTACCATAGTATCCATTCAATTTCTTACGAGGAAGTTTAATATTTACATCTCTTGCTGTATTAGGTCTTAGGCCTCTCATAGCAAGGTTACCTATACCTTCCAAGCTTTTAATAGCTCCTGGAATTGCTTTAAAATAATCTAATGTACCACCTTTTGGGTCAGTCCAATCATAGGTATCTTTTATATAGGCGTGGCCTTTGTCATCTTCAACAACATTAAACCTACCTAGTGTTGTAGCAATTCTATACGCGGGATCTTTATCAAATGAAGCAGATAGTTGTTTTAGCCAATTAGCCTCTTGATTTACCTTATTACCACCATAGTCTGCGTAGGTAATGCTAGTTTTACCTCTAGTTTTATCGTAACTAGCTAGTTTATCCCTAAGGTTTTGTATATGTTTACCTGTTGTATCTGTTAACTTTCCGTCCACTAGTTCATAGGCTAGCCCGTTAGTTGGATTATTATCATATTTATTAACCATTCTTTTGTACATAGCCTCATCTTTAGAATTGGCTTCTTTTTTTCTATAGTAAGTGTCAGCTAAGAACTTTAGGTCTTCTTTAGTAAAACTTTTTTCAGTTATCGGGGAAGTGTTACCAGAAAAAGTATCTACAATTGTACGAATGTTTACAGGATCACCGTATTCAACAAGATCTTGTTTAGCTTTTTTATATTTAGCCCAAGACCTGGGTGAGGGTTGACCAAGTGGCACTACTACTGGCCAACAATCCGCTGAGCTAGTCCACCACCACCTTGCTGAGCAGCTGCTTGTTGTTGTTGCTGTTGTTGCTCAGCAGCCATCTGTTGCTCCAGTATTTTAATAGCTTGCATAATCATTTCAGGCGGTATACCCATTTCTTCTAACTTTGCTGGGTCAATACCTTGCATAAGAAGAGCTAATACTTCTTCCATACTAGGTGCACCTGCCATTGATTGTGGTGGCTGTGGTGCTTG